GAAGACCCTGAGCGTCTCCGTGGTCCACAGGCATTTAGTGCTTGGACAGACGAACTCTGCGCATGGCGCAACGCACAAGAGACTTGGGACATGATGATGTTCGGGCTACGCTTAGGGCGACACCCACAAGTCTTTGTGACAACAACTCCCAAAACAACAAAGCTACTTCGTGGTATCATTGATGATGAGAATACCCTTATCAGTAAGGGTTCTACCTTCGATAACTCTGCTAACTTAGCGGGTTCATTCCTTGAGGCAGTTAAGAAGACCTATGAAGGCACACGTCTTGGTAGGCAAGAACTCTATGCGGAGGTTCTTGATGAGGCATCAGGTGCCTTGTGGAACAGAACACTCCTACATAAGTGTGAGATAGATAAAGACGACATACCACAACTAGCACGTATCATTGTGTCGATTGACCCTGCGGTCACTGCCAATGCTGAGAGCGATTTAACTGGTATGATTGTCGCTGGTGTAGACTTTAACGGCATAGCATATGTCCTTGAGGACCACACAGGTAGATATACACCCCAGCAATGGGCTTCTAAAGCAATAGAGTTATATCACAAACACATGGCCGACCGCATTGTAGCGGAGCGTAACCAAGGTGGTGATATGGTTCGTCACACTCTCCACACTGAAGATGAAACGGTCCCTGTTAAGTTAGTCCACGCTAGTCGTGGTAAAATGGCTCGTGCTGAACCAGTCTCTGCTCTCTACGAACAGAATAAGGTCAAGCATGTTAGGGGATTGAACGATTTAGAAGATCAGATGGTACAGTGGGAGCCTTTAGGGTCCATAGGTTCTCCAGACCGTCTTGATGCTATGGTATGGGCTATAACGGACCTTTCACTTAATGGATATGCGAAACCACAGCTTACGCTGGCGTACTCCAATGCTAAGGGCTTAAGATAACATGGCTAAGAAACTCTCCCCCACCGAATCGCAGGGTACACTAGGTGTAGCTGGCGAAAATACACATCACGGTAATATCCGTGCGGACGAGTTTCTACCAGAACTTCGGGGCAAGAAAGCCATCCGCAAGTTTCGTGAGATGCGTGACAACGATAGTACCATTGGTGCTGTCATGTACGCTACTGAGCAAGTCCTTCGTGACGTAGACCTAAAGGTGTTTCCTTGTAATGATAGTGATGCGGCTAAGAAAGAAGCTGAGTACGTTCAAAGTGTACTTGCGGATATGGATCATTCTCTTGACGATCATATTGCAGAAGCTCTATCCTGCCTATCCTATGGTTTTGCTTGGTTTGAAGTTGTATATAAGCGCCGTGTTGGCCCTACCCAAACAAGTGATAAGAAGCGTAGTAAGTATTCTGATGGCCGTATGGGCGTTCGTAAGATTGCCATGCGCGCACCTTGGACGGTATCTCGGTTTGATGTAGACCAGAAGACTGGTGACATTAAGGGTATCTACCAAGACAACGGTTACGCTGGTAGCACTAAGCATTACATTCCTACAAGGAAGAGCTTGTACTACCGTACAACGTCTCTAAACGGTGATCCAAGTGGGCGTAGCATCCTTCGTAACGCTTATACTAGCTATGAGTATCTTAATTCTCTGCAAGCTATCGAAGCTATTGCGGTTGAACGCGAACTTGCAGGTATTCCTGTTGCTCGTATTCCCTCTGAGTATCTTAGTTCTGATGCAACACCCGCCCAAGCAGGATTTGTCGCTAACCTCCAAGACATCCTCAGAGACGTTAAGTTCAACGAACAAGGGTACATTATTACCCCTTCCGATACCTACCCCGATAAGGACGGAAGTCCTACCAACATCCGATTAGTAGATGTTGAACTTATGTCGTCTAGTGGGTCTCGGAATATCGACATCGACCCAATCGTCAGACGTTACCAGCATGATATTGCACGTAGCGTTCTATCTGAGTTTCTAATGCTCGGCAGTCAGGGCGGTTCTTACGCTTTGTCTAAGAGCAAGACAGACTTGTTCCTCCGCGCACTAGAAAGCTACGTACAGCAGATTGTTGACGTGCTTAACAAACAGCTAGTTGAACGCCTTTGGGAGTTGAACGGTCTGGACTATTCACTAATGCCTACTATCAAGGCTGGTGATGTCGCACCGCATGATCTTCGTGAGATTGCAGGGTTCTTGCGTAACCTTAACGGCGCAGATATTAACGTCAGTAATCACCCAGAGGTTATCGCTAACCTTATGGACATTGCTGAACTAGATTATAACCCTGATGGGTCTACAGAAACAGAAGAACAGGAAGAAGAATAATGGCATACCTCAATGATCGCGTCTTCGACGAAGGACTTTCCGTCCTAGACCTCGAAGCTAACGCAGTTCACGTAACCTCAGCAGAGGCTACTGACTACACAGAAGCTACATCAACATATACTTTGGGTCTATCGACCTCACTTTCCATCGCCGCTCCCTCGGATCGTACTGGTGGCGGACGTAAGGTTGCAGTATCAGCTATCTCTGATGGCGACATCACAGGAACAGGCACTGTAACGCACTACGCGCTAGTTGACACAGTTAACTCTCGCTTGTTGGCTACAGCAGCCCTTACAGCCTCTCAGTCAGTAACAAACGGTAACACGTTTACCCTTGCTACATTTGACATTGGCATCCCTGATCCAACGTAAGGAATAAACTATGGCACTTGTTATTAAAGATCGTGTAAAGGAAACCACCACAACTACTGGTACAGGTACCTACACTCTAGCAGGTGCCGAAGTTGGTTTTCAAGCGTTCTCCGCTATTGGTGATGGCAACACGACTTACTACTCAGCTACCAACAACGCTGGTGACTGGGAAGTAGGTATTGGGACTTACACTGCCTCTGGAACCACTTTGGCACGTACAGTCATCCTTTCCTCCTCCAATAGCGGTAACGCTCTTGACTGGCCAGCTGGTGAGAAGTTTGTTTTCGTCACTCAGCCTTCCTCTAAGGCTAACTACTTAGATGTAGACGGTTACGCCACTGGTATGGACTTCAAGACCTCTCTTGACTTAAATACTACGGTAGCAAACAAGCCTTCCTACGCTGAGGGTCGTATCTTCTACGACAAAGCATATGGCGCTCTGGCCTTCTACAACGATGAAGCTGATATTACGCTCCAGATTGGTCAAGAAGACTACATCCGTGTCTATAACGAATCAGCTTCCACCATTACGAACGGTACTCCCGTTTATCTAACTGGTGAAAGCGGTTCAACACCAACTATTGCTATTGCTAGAGCGGATGATACTTATGCTAAGTCTCAAGCCGCAGGTATAACCACTCACGACATCGAAGCAAGCTCTGTAGGTTATGTTACTACACGCGGTCTCATCGCAGACGTAGACACATCCCACCTAACGGTAGGTCAACCTGTACACGTTGCTATCGGTGCCTCTGGTGGTACTCAGACTGCTTCCCCTACGTACCCTAACTATCCTACAGAAGTTGGCATCTGCCTAATCAGTGGTACCAGTGGCTGTATATACGTTAGTATCTCCCATGAGTCCTTTGAGACGATGCGGGTTGAGGGTAACGCTCACTTCGATGCGGACCTAACAGTAGACGGTGACCTAACAATTAACGGCACACAGACTATTACTAACACCAACAACATCTCTTTGTCGGGTGCTTTCAACTACTTTAACTCTGGCGATACTATTACGGACGTTACCCATACGGGTACGGGCCTTGATGATGCTCTGTTTACTGGTCACTACACTGGTACTAGCAGTAACAAGACGTTTAAGGTTAAGATCACAACTCTATCTCATTCGCAAGACGATGACTTCTTTCGTTGGTCTACTGACGACTTCGTAACTCAGTCCGCTGAGATCGAGATTACAGGCAACGACCAAGCACTTGAGGATGGCGTAAACGTAAAGTTCAACGCTGTCTCTGGACACACTCTGAATGATGTATGGGCTGGCACAGCCTCTCCTACTAACGTAGATACAGGTATTGCATCTAACCGCAACACTGGTACTTCTGGTGTAGGTTACACCCACATTGGTATGTTCTACGATGTGTCTACTAACTACTGGACGTTCTTTGACGAGTATGCACCTGAGCCAGAAGGTTCTATTGACGTTACTGATGCTTCCTTCGAGTATGCAACTATCAAAGCCAAAGCCTTCATTGGCAACGTAACTGGTAACCTAACTGGGACAGCCTCTAACGCAACTCAGCTACTCAACAACCGTAACATTACCTTAAGTGGTGACGTAACAGGTACAGTATCCTTTAACGGTAGTGCTGACGCTGCTATTACTGCTACAGTGGTAAACGACAGTCACACACACGATACTCGCTACGTACAGCTTGCTGGCGACACTATGACAGGTACACTTAACGTACCTACAGTAGACTTGGGTGACTGGACTATTACTGAGAGTAGCGGAAGTCTTATCTTCCAGTACGACGGTGTTACTAAGTTCAGCATGAACTCAAGTGGTACTATGGCAGTCGCTAACGATGTAGAGACTGACGCAACCTTCTAAACAATAATAATAACACTAAGCTAATAGTGGGGACACGACGATGGCAATTAAGATTAACGGCGTAGAAGTAATTGACGATGACCGTAACGTCACCACCAATGTAGGTACAGTAGATGGACGTAACGTCTCTTCTGATGGTACTAAACTTGATGGTGTCGCTACAGGTGCGGATGTTACAGCCGATAATATTGATACTGCCCTTACTGGTCTCTCCACTAACGCTTCCCCTGCCTCTGATGATGTCATCCCAGTATATGACACGTCAGATGGTAGCTGGAAGAAAGCTACTATTACGGCATCTGCGCTACAGGGTGTTAAAGGACAGAAGGGTACTACTGGGGCCACTGGCGCTACTGGACCTACTGGTCCTAAGGGTCAAAAAGGTGAAATCGGACCTACTGGTTCTCAAGGTATTCAAGGTATCCAAGGCCCAACAGGGTCTACTGGAGCTAAAGGCCAAAAGGGTGAAGTTGGTGCCCAAGGCATACAAGGTATTCAAGGTATAACTGGCGCTACTGGCTCTAAGGGTCAGAAGGGCGAAGTTGGCGTTACAGGCTCTACGGGTGCTACAGGTTCTAAGGGCCAAAAGGGCGAGGTAGGAGTAACTGGCGCTCAGGGCGTACAGGGTATTCAAGGTCTGACAGGTGCCACTGGCGCTCAAGGAATACAGGGTACCAAAGGCCAAAAGGGCCAGACAGGCACTACAGGAGCCACAGGAGCTACTGGCGCTACAGGTTCCCAAGGAGTTACTGGCTCTAAGGGTCAAAAGGGTGAGGTTGGAGCTACAGGTAATACTGGAGCTACAGGTTCTCAAGGTATTCAAGGCATCAAAGGCCAAAAGGGCCAAACTGGAGCTACGGGTTCTACAGGTTCAACTGGTTCTCAGGGTATTCAAGGTAATACTGGAGCGCAAGGTAACACTGGAGCAACTGGTGGTACAGGCGCTACTGGCTCTAAGGGTCAGAAGGGCGAGGTTGGGGCTGCTGGCTCCACTGGTGGCACAGGAGCTACTGGCTCTAAAGGCCAAAAGGGTCAAACTGGAGCTACGGGTTCTACAGGTTCGGCTGGTTCGACAGGTAGTGCAGGGGCTAAAGGCCAAAAGGGCCAAAAGGGTCAAACTGGAGCGCAAGGTAACACTGGGTCAACTGGTAATACAGGTTCTACAGGTTCTAAAGGCCAAAAGGGTCAAACTGGAGCTACTGGTCCCTCAGGTTCTGGTAACACTTCATCAGGTGCCGTTGGCAACTACGCATATCTGATAAGGAGTGCTTCGGGTGGTACTATCTACGAAGGAAGCAGCTATTCTGACGTGTACTACTCTGGTACATCTAGTAACTCATTCAACTCAGCCTCTGG